CTACATTATTTACTTGGCAAAAACAAACCAGAAGTGCTGTCATCAATAACAATTTTTTCATCGTATCCTCCGAATAACAATTTTCATGAAATTCGTTTCCACATATAAACGACGATATAAGGTTGCACTATGCTTTGCGTAGCGCTTCCGGCAGAGGCAATGGAATGCACATGATTTTTTCCATATGTAACATCTGTTCCTGTATAGGCCCCTATGCCACTACTCCCAACCCCTGTATAACCACCATGATTATGGGAGAGATTCGCTGTCTTTGCTCCCCCTGTCTCTTCTACCGTATCGAAATCTGCGTCTGCGGCATCCAGTCCAACAAGAACCTTACCTGCTCCAAATGCTTCCCATGTCCCAAAACCAAGTAGCGTAGCAGGATTTGTATTCACGGAAGCATTGATATAAATGCTTCCGACAGGATATATTTTCTGGATATTGTCATTGACTTTCCGCAATTCTTCATTAAGAACGACAACGTCTGTTTTGTAATCTTCCCCTGCCAAGACTTCAGAAGAAAAACAATTATTTGACAAACTTAAAATTAGTATTACACTTATAAGTGCTGAAGGGAACACGGATTTTTTATAGCTAAAATTAGCCGTTAGTAAGTCTTGGAAAGACAACCGTTTTTCCTTCAGCAGACTGAAAACGGCTTTTAATTTGGATGAAAAATGCCTAAAGGTCTTCAAGGATTTCAAAAAGGCCATCCACAATTCAACAGTGGAAGAACTCATTTTAAAAAAGGAATTCATCCTAAAACTGAAATCAAAAAAGGACAACATCTTTCTGTAAAAACTGAATTTAAAAAAGGAGCAACTTCTTGGATTAAAGGTAAGCATCCTGAATATCTGCAAGGTAAAAATCATCCTATGTATGGTATCCATAATCTTAGAGAAAAATCTCCTAACTGGAGATGTGGGAAAACAATAGATAAGGATGGTTATGTTTTTATCTATAAACCTGAACATCCTTTTTGTAATAATAAAGGTTATGTTCGTCGCTCTCGCCTTGTAATGGAAGAGCATCTTGGAAGGTATCTTAAACCTATTGAAAACATACATCATATTAATAAAATTACAAATGATGATAGAATTAAAAATCTTATGTTGTTTGCTAATAACTCTGCTCATATTAAATTTCATCATTTAATTAAAAATAATTCCTAAATTATCGGCTCTCCATCCATAACAAGAATGATCCGGTCAATCGTCAACGGGTTCAAATCGTCATTGGTAATATCTATTCTCAACAATTCACCTGATAATGCCCCATTTGAAAAATAGTCCGTATAAAATTCAGGATAGACAGACAAATCTATATTGAAAGTATCAGTAACCTCTTCATATTTTTTTGTTGTGTTGTTATAATCAAGCATGGTGAATTTTATTGAGAGTGTCCCAGATGACCCGGAATGGTAACAATAGAACTTTCTCAAAGTCTTCCTATATGCTGGAGCGCCTAAATCCAAATAGCCCGATCTCCAGCGTATGGGTATTGATGTTTCTCCAGATGACGGCTCCTTGAAATAGGTCAATCTGACAAAATTATATAAAATGGGAGAATGGTCGTAATCATCTGTGGTCAAAGAAATCCTGTATTGAGTCCAATCATCGGCTGTCGCGGCTGAAATATCTGATCCAGAAGGGTCTGAATATTCAGAAGACCATGAGACGGTGGAAATCGTCGTATCAGAGGTTGCGCTTCTCACCGCAATAGTCACGTTATCCCCAGTAGAGAATAAACTTTCATTCCAATACAGCTTGTCATAGCTGCTTGCCCCAGTATAAAGAGCCGGTGAGACATAGCTTCCCGTCAAGCTGTCCCTGTCTATGCTTCCCACCATGTCGTCTATTGTCCCTGTCAATTCGTCTATCGTCTCTGTTCTCGCTATCTCGATGACCGGATAATTGGCGTCTCCACCAACATCTGTTGGGATATAGCGGGCGTCGGTAAAAGTCCCTGAAAAATCAGAATGTTTTGCGTGCCTTATCTCGTGTGTCTGTGAATCGTGAGCATAAACTTTTCCATCTGTAGATGAACCGGAATACAACACATCCCAGTCAGTCCCTGAATTGAAGGTCGTAAAGCAGTTTGCTGAAAATATATCTATCTCATAAGCATTGGCGAGCATATCAAAAACCAAAATCCTGTTGTTTTCTGCCGTAGATGTCTTTTTTGACGGGTAAGCCATAAAATACTGACTTTTGTAATACTGCCCCCAGCAATAACCTAAGTTTGATTCCAGAATATCATTGATCTCTGGCGTTACGACCTCGCTGATAAGATAAGAATTTTGACCATCAAATTTATATAAACCATCGTTAGATAAATACACTATACCCAAAGGTGTTTCCTGGGCTGAATACATCGCCCTGCAACCTATGTTTGAGAAAGGATCGGATATAGACCAGTCTGTTGAAGGAGTCGCGCCATCCGTATAGACCTTTTGGATGGTATTCTCTTTTCCGACAACAAGAAGCCCTTTTAAGTTCTTGATAAATGTTATCTGATCGCCGTCATCTGGTCTTATATTGAATTGATAATCAGATGGAACAAAATAATCAGCAGAACCATCATCTGAATAATAAAGAGCCGATGGTTCGTCAGGATTATTGGCTATGAATAATCTGTTATAATGGATGAGACAAAGTTTTCCTTTCGGTGGAGTGCAAGTATATGTAGTTGGGTATGTGGCCCCAGACGCCGTTGCGTCGTCATCCAGAAGCGTCAATGTGGAGTTGTCGGCTATTGTTCCATTCGACAAAAGTTTCCATACGCCACTTTCAACACGATAGACTTTTCTCCCTATCACAGATTCACCGCCATAGGAATCTGGCCCAATGGGAATCATAGAAAGTTGGACTTTTTTACTGGAAGGAGAAACAGGATTTGAAGCCACATTGAAAGCCACCTCGTAGGATGAAGTATAAAAGGTGACTTTGTAAGTATAGGTTCCGCTTGGGTTGCCTGCGGTGTCTGTTACAGTAGCAAGACAGGTTCCCAAATAGGTCGCAGATGCAGATGAACCGTCATATTTGATCGGCTGGTTATAACCATCCATCCCGATGGCAATATTGTTCCATGTCAGCCATTGCCAGCGATAATCGCCTGTGGTCAGATCAAGTATCTTGGTAAAAGCCCCTGTGTTATCGTTGCCAGTATCTATCTGATCGCCATGATTGACGATTAAGACTTTTGTCCCGTCATTGAGATATAACCTATGTATTCCTGTTATGGCCTCTGTTGATGAAGCTGTGCCATAGGTCAAAATCTTGCTTCTCTTTGACAAAGAACCGAACTTGGTATTGAATCTTATATTTTCAACAATATCGCCTTGATTGGAAGGAATAGAAAATGAAGAAACTTTTGTGTTCAATCCTTTTCCAAAATCGGATATTGAATAGATTTTATTCTTGAATGAATTGTCTTGAGCCGACGCCGTTACAGTCAAGAATAAAAACAGGAATAGAAAACTTAATTTTTTCATCTTCCGCTGTTTGGGTTATGATAGAGATTCTGTTTTGAGGTGATCCGGACAGGACTGAACCTGTTGCCGCCTATCTGGGATTTCATAAACTTGGCATAATCAAAAAATTCTGCCTGTGCGATTTGGGCCTCGTTAGGCTTTCCGACTTTCGCTTTTGCTTTCCATTGCAGATATTTGTTGATCCCGTAATGATATGGCTCCAAATGCGAAAGTTGGTTATATGGGGTCGTATCATCCCCCACAAAATCGTCGCTGACTAAAACTGTATAGACCCTTATTTCAAGATCGGCTGTAGAAATAGGATAATCAAAATATAAAAATTTTCCCCTGCGATACCATTTCTCAGGAGTTCCGGCGCTCCTCGATCTCCACGAAGAATCTTCTTTGTCAAGTTCAGCGACAGTCGTTTTTTCAAGCGGTTCATCATCAAAACTTACCCCGCCACCGGGGAAATCATCAATGTCGAAAAACTTGTCTATCTCCGCCTCAAGGTCATATTTCGTGTCATATACGGATGAACTTGCGACAGACACAATCGTAGAATCACCAACGATACATCTTGTCAAAGCACAGACTTCCTTATCTCCCTGAATACACCATTTTTTTAGTAAAACATCACTAATTACTTTATCAGTCAATTCAGGATTTTCGCTTCGGAAGATTTGAATTATTTCTGTTAAAGTCATCAATACTCCTTTTATATTGATAATATATTTATCTGTGTTATACTTTTAATGTCTAATAGAAACGGTATTTTTATATCCAAAAATAGAGCCCTGAGTAAGCGCAGAAACTTAACCGTTTCTATTAGACACGCCGAAAGGGGCTTTTTAATTTGAAGGAGAACATGATTAAAAGGATATGTGGAATATGTAAAAAAGAATTTTATGTAAGAAATTGCTTTCAAAAACAAAAATATATTAAAAAAGGATATGGTAAATATTGTTCGATTCAATGTAGAAATATTGCATACACAATATTTTTGCGCAGGGAAAATAATCCTTTTTATGGTAGAAAACATTCCCAAAAAACTCTCGAAAAAATGAGTCTGGCTAAAAAAGGGAAGCCATGCAATTTTATAAAAACTAAATTTCACAAAGGAGATGAAAGAATAATTGGAAAAAATAATAAGATGTGGAAAGGTGGAAAATATAAACATTCCAAAGGATATACCTTTGTTCTCAAAAGAAAGCATCCATTCACTACTAAGAGTGGATATGTTCTCAAGCATCGCTTGGTAATGGAAAAATACCTTGGACGGTATCTTAATTCCGAGGAAGTTGTGCATCATATCAACGGAAATCCATCTGATAATAGACTTGAGAACCTTATGTTGTTTCCGAATAATGCTGAACATACTAAGTTTCATAAAATTTACCGTAAAATCCTTAATCCACCATGAAAAGCTGGATGATTTCAGATAAAGTCATCTTAATCCTCGCTCCTGATAAGCTCTAAAGTCACATTGGTCGAATTGGTCGCCGATACGTTGAAGCGGATATATGGAGCTACAACAGGAGAAAAAACAACATAGCTCGTATCAGCCGTTGCAACTTGTCCAGTTTGTGATGTATTGGTAAGGAAAGGGTCATACCAATTCGCATCATCAATAGAACATTGTTGCGTAACGGTTACTGTGTCATTGGCCGATACCAACATCCCGAAATTTCTATCAAAAGACGCTTTCTTGACCCGAACAGAACTTGAAACATTGCTACTTCCTGCCCCTACCGTAACATTGTCCATGACCTTTGTTCTTATCAGATCAGAGGCAAATGTTGAAAAGCTGAAACACAAGATAAGACAAATAGCAAATAAAAAAATCCTCACAGAAACCCTATTCTTCATGTTGAAACTCTCCTTTCGGTTTTGACAGCAATCCTGCAACGACAATCGTGTAAAAAATATGAGAACCCAAATGCCAAACGAACGTCCCGAACGCACACACGCAGATACAGATAAACGAAGCAAGCAAGGCCCGGCGCTCCGGCTCGAGAGAGAATAATCCTGCCCACGGGACGAAACTTGCCTTGATGATCCATGCAATAGTGAGCAACATCAGAATGAGGCCGATAATTCCTGACGTATAAAGCCATTCGACATATTCGTTGTGGGCCTCTACCCACCGAATGTTCCCCTGGAATCCCTTTAATTCAGGCACATGCTCATAAAACAAATATTGGAAACTCCCCGCGCCCAAACCCGTCGCCGGATAGCTCCTTTGCACTCCGTCTATCGGACGTGTCGTGCTTTCCAAAACCTTGCTCCAGACATACATACGCCCAGAGGTATCCGTCGTTCTCATCAATGCCGGATTTTTTGAGAATGGACTGTAAATGATTGCCGAAAAGCAAAGCATCAGAAAGGTCATCCCCAGAGCAAAAAGAACCTTATTTTTCAAAGAGAAATAGACAATGAGAGATATGATGGTAGCCATCCATGCAACCTGACTGTCGGAAAGATACAAGGCAACAAGCATGATTAGTCCAAAAGCCCAGCGTTTTTGATAGATGGCAAACGGGACTATCATGGCTACAAAAGAAGAAAATAAAGTCCGCTGTCCCAAAGAAGCACACAGGTTAATAGAAGAATTGGACAAAGGATGTCCTTCTCTGACATGAGAGAATTGATCCGCTCCGACAAATTGGAAAAGAGCATAAACAGACATAATGAACCCACACCAGACCATTGCGGAAAAAAGGAGATTTCTTGCCTGCCTGTCAAGTTCAATGCTCGACATAACACAATAGAATAAAAAGAAAATCAAAATCTTTGTCCCTGTTTCCCATATCCACGGATTAGTGATAGGCATCCCTAAAAACAGGAGATTTATCTTCGGAGCTAAATATAGATTTATTGCCAAAAAAGCAACCAACAGAATCGCAAAAATATTCCTGATCGGCTTGAACAAGCCAAAGAAAAACGCTGATAGGCTTATAAGAAAAGCGACCAAAAGAGCCAAGACCATTTTCGGCTGTCTGGTATCATATCCAGGCAACATCAAAAACGGTATGATCGTTATCCCTAAACCTATCAGCGTTTTTATGAGGATCATAGACTTCCTATTAGTCGCCGTCAGTCCAGTTTCCGATCCTGTTTACCACATACCACTTGTTCGTTGCGCCACACACGAGCGTAACACTGTCTCCTGTCGCTGCCGCCGTCATCTTGTCTCCTGCGCTTAAGGCCGTTCCGCTTGGGTCGTAGATGATGGTGTCATCGGTAGTCGCCGGATCAACGCTGACGATCCCTTCAGGGGACAGGATGATGAAATACGTCCCTAAAGTCGTCGCCGCAGGCAAGGTAACTGTAGTGTCATTCGTTGATGTGTAGATCATTATCTTGCCTGAATCCGTCGCAACCAACGTGTCCGTAGTCGCCGTTACAACCTCATAATTTATTTTTGAGCTTGCAGACGACCCAGGCGTAAAGACACCGTTAAAAAAGATGTCCTGCACCTGATAAGAAGCTGTGCCGATGTCCTCTGTGTTGTTCGCGACAGGTTGCAAAGCGGAGGTAGTAATTCTCCACTGCCCGTCGTTATACACATCATCGTCAGCCGCTTGAACCTGATAAGTTAAACAAAACAAACCTAACAGGATAAGCAAGAATATCGTTGTTCTCTTCATGTTATCCCCTTTCGCCCTGTTAAGTTTATAGTCCAGTCGAAGCAAACCCGAACCTCCAGTCAGAGATCGCGACGAGGAAGTGTTCCCATCCGTCGAAGTAATATCTATGTTTGAGGTTGTCAATCCAGGATGCAAACTGCGGCTTCTGCGCCCAGACAAGTTTGAGCATCTTCGTCCCCGGATAGATGATATACCATGCCGTATCAGACCCACCCATTGCCGCTGACAGATAAACAGATTCAACGGGAATGTATGCGCCTGCATAGATGTTAATATCACGAAGCGTGGTTCCCGGTCTTTCTCCTGCCCTTTCAGCAAGAACTCTGGAAACCGGGCCTTTCAATGCCGGAGGATAGAGAAGAATAGGCTTCTCAGCCAGAGCGATCGGATCACCGTCCATATCGAAGTGATTGGCCGCGATCTGGGCCTCGGCAGTTTCCAGGGCATCATGTGAAAACGCACCGCTTAACAGGTTGTCGTATGTCGTCCCCGTCTCTTCCGGGTTCTTGGGATGGCTGTCATAAAACGTGTAGTAACCATCCAGGCCTGCGACAGTAAAACCGTTATAGAGCTTAGCAGCAGTCTGCTTCAAAACAGCCGTCTTACCGCCAGACCCTAACGCTTCGGCGCGGACGATCTTTCTCTTTAGCTCCGCATACTCCATCTGCTCATTGACTTCAAATGAGACATAGAAGTATTTCCGATATTTCTGCTGAGTATTCGTCTTTTCATACCCGATGATGAAGTGGTCAAGGCCAGTATCGCTATCCTCGTCCACCGCCTGCCATTCTCCGAGCCCGGACATGTTGTTAGTGATGTAGTCCTTCGTCGGGTCTTCGATCTCGTCAAAACAAACCATATGAGCGTTGCCAGGAGCGTTGAATTTCAACATGGCAAACTCATCATAGATTGGCGTAAAAAGATCAAGCATTTCTGCGCGTGTCATAATAATCCTCCGATTTTATTTGTTTCTATTACATGCTCCTTATGGTTAAGCCT